CAGGACATCAGAGAGTTTGATCAAAAAGAGTTTGAGAAAATGAACCTTAGTATATTATTAACACCAGGCAGAAATAATGGTGTTCATAGCATGTTAAAAAAGATTAAATTTTATGCGAAAGAGGAAGATAGTAATAAAGTGGCTGTTTAGATCTTATATTGTATGGTCTCTTTCTTTAGACGCAAGTATAGTTTTAGGTCTTTTTTATTACTTTTTTATAAGATGAAATTAAAACAAAAATGGCCAGCTAGAGTAGGCTATTCTAAATCAGGGGATGATCCTTGGTATGAAGTTTGGAATGATGGAAGCTATCGTCCAACATTATGGACTAGGATAATATTCCTATTACCCAAAGTGTTCCGAAAAAAATATATGCGAAAGTAACAGGATCCATTAATCTTTATTCCATTTCTCTTTAGCTCGTAGACTCCATCTTTCAAAAGCTTCTACATCTATATCTTTTTTAACCATTGTAGCACCAGCTGGCACTTCATTATATAAAGCTATTACTTCTCCGTCTTCTATATGAACAATACCAGGACCACAAAAAGCATCCTTATCGTATCCTGTATTCTTTTTCTTCATTAGTCTTACTTCTTTCATACAAGAAGATAATGATTTCATAGGAATATACTGTGTCATCTGTGTATTTTGATCATTCATGTTCCCGAAAACGAACATAAGTATCACGCTAATTACTTCCATTTTGCCTCACTTTGTCTTTGAGCTTTTCAATATCTATTAACATTTTTTCAATATCTGTTTGTGCTCTTTTTATATTTACTGAATTACTCATCATTCCTTCCATTTCTGATTGCATAGCCTCTAATTGCGAGGCCATAAATTCCAGAAGAAGATCCTGCTGACTATCTGAAGGCAGACTGCCCATTTCACCTCTGGGCCACTTAATTCTAAATTCTGTGTTTTTATCAACGTCGGCAATCATTAGTTTGCCATTTGTCTCAATGTTATTTAGGCGCTCTACAATCCCAAAATAGCTCCAGACGCCAATTCCGACGGCCCCCAATATCGAGAGCAAATTTCTCATAGGCATGCTGATCGCTGTGTTATCTGATACTTTCATTATGATGCTCCTAAAGGATTTTCTAACGCACGTTTAATTCTTTTATCTATTTTTTCTTCTAATTCTTTTTGTGCTTGTTTTATTTTCTCTTCTAATTTTTTCATATCATCTTCAAGAGTATCTATTATAACCTTTAAATCTTTTGCATTATCTCTAGAATCTTCTTTTGTTTGTTGTTCTACATCATTAACAATTTTCTCAACACGTCTTACATCTTGACGAAGATCGTTCTTCAACTCGTTAGCTACATCTGACACCAGTCTTATTTCTGCCATCATCATTTCCATTTCTTGCATGAGCATTTCAATTTCTGTACTTAATAGTTCTGTCTTGCTAGACATTTCTTCTTTTGTAAGCGCGATGTTTTTATCAAATTCTGATAGGTCTGGAGCTACATAATTTTGTATTTGCTCTTTCATGTTTAGGTAATCTTTATAAAATTCAAAACCTCCCCATAATCCACCACCTAAAGTAGTTAAGGCTGTAAGCACCACGAATATTTTTCCGCCTTTGAACTTGACTCCTGCAAACTCCATCTCTGCCATAGCTACTCCGAATCCGTCTGCCATTGGCTGTCTATCATTTCATTCATTAAACCATCACTGCCTGCAAAAAGGTAGTATTGTGCAAGATTATTATTTTTTAGTTGGGTATCAGGTATTATCATATCTGTAAAAAATCCTTCTCGATCATTTAATTGTTTTTGTGAGTCAAAAAAAGTTTTAGTATTACCTAGAACTTGCATAACTATTAATGTTTTTAACTGATTTGTTGAATCATATCTACCTTTATCCCCCATCTTTTTAACGATCTTTTTAGCAGCTTTTTCCTTTTTAGATTCTGGTTCCTTTTTTTCTTCTTCTTTTTTAGGTTCTTCCTGCTTTTCTTCTACTTTTTCTTCCTCAGCCTCATCTTCAGTAGTCTCTGATGAGCTTTCTTCAGGCTCTGGCTCTTCTGCCATATCTTCTTGAGGCTCTTCATTAGATTCTTCAGTAGGTTCATTTGATACCTCCTCTGTTTCCATTTCGGTTTCTTCTACTACAGGTTCTTCTATTTCTGGTTCAGTGTCAACTTCAATTTCTACTGGGGTTTCCATTTCCGGTTCAGGCATTTCTAAATCCATTTCCATTTCTAATTCCATTTCATACTCTAATGTTGCTACTTCTACTTCTTCCATATCAATATTAGGCATTTCAAATTCCATTTCTATCTCTACAGTTTCATAAGACATATCCATATTTGGTTCATCAAATTCTGGTTCAAAATACATATCACCCTCAGGTGTTTCTATCATATCATTATGATCAATAATATTTTCTACAATATCTATTATTTCTGTTTCTGTACTTCCTCCATAAGCTACCCACATTTCAACACTAAGTATATGTTCTGTAACGATGGTTGAAACTACGTTGTATAATACATTTATTTGTATATCATCAAATAGCGGTCCGATTGCCAAATTAATATCACGTCCACCAACTTCAATTACAAGAGTTGTAATTGTTCCTGCAAAATCAAAACCACTCTCATAAGTTTGATAACCACTTGCTACACCTGATTCTGATAATATATCTGTTCCACTAAATACAGACGTATTTCCATCTTTACCTGTGATATGCATATAGATACGATCTTGTGCATCCTGTTTATCTACTTTTATTGAATAATTAGTTCTTCCTCCATTTTCTATATCAAGTTCTGATATATCTATTGTATTAACAAATGTTGTACCCATTCCTGATACACCCATTGTTGATGTTGAATTACCTGATCCAGTAATTTGAGCACACTTATCTGTTCCTAGATTATAACAAGAATTACCAGAAGGCATTGTTGCCGGACCTTGACCTCCCCAGTCAACATCCATATCCCCTTCAAATTTTGATGAAACGTATCCATTATCTCCATCAAGAATATCTCCTGAATCCGGATTTGTTGTCGTTACTGTTGTGGTTGTAGTCGTTGTTTCTGTAGTTACGGTATAACCATCAGCCTCATATTCAATTGTTTCTACTTCATCTATGACAATTGTTTCTTCTACACCTGGAGTACATAATCCTGTTGCTGTAACAGGACATTCTGCTTTAAGGGAAGAAGGCCACAATGCCAGAGTGCATAGCCATGCCAAATAAAATAAATTTCGCAAGTTTTTCTCCATCCGTTAATCCAGTTGTTTTTAATTCTTTTTGTTCAATTTCTATTTTTTTAAATACTAATGATCCTTCAGGTACCATGTCAGGATTTTCTTTCCATCCTTCTTCGGCTTCTTTACCAATAGCGCCCATGTAAGGGCAATAAGTTCCTGCCATATGCATAGCATCAAAAACTCGAGGATCAGCACATAATGTTGACACTGCAGCTACCTTCATACCCATCGAGTAAAGTGATCGTGATAATTTTATTCTTTCACAGTTTTCATCAGTGATTGTAATTCCCGACGCAATTCCGAGGATTTGTGTTTGAACCGCGGTCGACGCCGCTGTCTTACAGATGTCTGAATTGTTGACCACGACGCTTGGTGCATTTGCAGTAGGTACACTTTTATCCGTCACTACGGTGCTAGACACCGTATTGGTGTCTGCACCTTTAGCGCTAGTGATTGCACTCAATACTAGTATAAAACATAGTAATAAGAACAGTAGTCTCATTTAGTAACTTGTATAAATTTTCAAAAATTCTAAAACTATAGTAGCTGTGTCATCATTTGTTACAGAAAGGAATTTAATATCCAATCCTCCAGTTGCTCCAGCTGTCCCAGGTGTTAAAGGATTTAATAATCCTCCAATAGCACTAAAATCTTTTGAATCTGCATAGTTACAAGTGATAGCTTGTGAATTAGTAGTTGCTTTCCATTCCACTAAAAGTGGTTTGGTAACAGCAGTGTTATTAACACTCCACCATATTTTATTAAGAGTAAGGTTAGTACAAACATCACCACTATTAGCAGTAGCCCCTGTAGCAAATCCTTTAGAATTATTTAAAGCAGAGGGTACAATTGTATAAGTTTCAGCTGTAGTACTTGCTATTTTAAAATTCATTGTGAAAATAGCTTTTCTAGTTCCATCAAATTGTTTTGTAATTACTTGTGACATAATTTTCTCCTGTTAAGGGTGAGGTCATTACACCTCACCCAGAGTTATTTAGATTACCAGCCTTCGTTGGTTAATAATCTTTTTTGTGCATATTCTGCAATAAATACACTTTTACCTGTGGTAGCTAATGTACCAGATGGAGTATAAGTAACAATCATCCCTGCATCTACTTGATAATCTGCATCACCAGAAGAAGCTCCAGGATTTTGTTCTACATTAAACCAACTTGTTGATTGAGCTGCAGTCGTAGTAATTGCATCCCCAGCGGTATTAGCTGTAACAGCACCTTTAGTAACTGCTGAAGCAATACTTCCAAACTCATCTACATCTACAGTAGTTCCGATAGACATAACTTCGTTACCTCCACCGTTCCATGCTTCTGTTCTGTAAGAATAAAGTCTAGTTAAAGTTGATCCATAAGGAACAACTCCAATTAAATGTTGATATTGATCCGCAGCTGTATGCCCTGTTCCAACACTAATATTTCCAACACTTACTGCAGAAACAGTTATTGAATAAACAGCTTTATACAAACCAGTTGTGAAAGAAGTTCCTGCATTAGGACCTCCTGCTGCTGCAGTTGTTTCACTTAAAGATTGTCCTGCTGCATCAATTCCAGTAACCGTAAACATTAACGCTGAATCATTTCCTGTGCTTGTAAATTGAATTTTACGAGCCCAACTTGCTCCCCCGTTTGTATCGCTACTTGCAGGATTCCAAGTTCCATTAGAAATTCCAGAACCATTTAAAGTTATGTTGTATTCACCTGTATTAGTTATCATACCAGAAGTAATAGCTCCTACAGTTTTTAATTCTGTAGCATTACCTGCTGTTGGTGATTGTGTATACATACTAGCCACATTACTGACCCAGTTTGTATTGCCTATATTAGTTCCTAGCAGTGCTCCGCCAGTAGCTAATATGTCGCCCGATTTTACCGGACCCGAAAAAGTCGTATTACCCATGTTTACCTCCGTGGTGTATAGACCTAACCATGCAGTCTCTATACCGTCTGCCTAGCCAGTCTGCACAATTATATTAATCTAGGAAACTATGAGTATAAAATAAAAAAGGCGCTCTTACAAGCGCCTTCTTCACCTAAGAAAGATTAGTTAAATTTTACGAACCTTGAGAAGCATAAACTGCTCTTGGATCAGAGAAACCAAAGCTATATCTTTCACGAGCTTTGTATCTCATATTTCCTGTATCGAAATCGCCTTCCATAGCAGTTGTAATTGGTGTTCTTACAAAATGCTTTAGACCATTTGGACAATCGGTTTTTAAGAACCAAGCGTCAGTATCAGTTAAATAATGATTAACAGTGTATCCTTGAGGAATATATCCATTAGATCTACTCGCTTTAAATACGTTGATGTCATTATCAGCTGTACCAACTCTACCGTCTGAATTCATTAATCTATCTGCTACAAATTGTAGAGCAGAAGGAATAATCATTTTCATTGGTTTTAATGCAATTTTCAATCCTCTTTCATCAATGAAGTTTGAAATATCAATAACTCCTTGTTCAAGAGAAGTCTCATTCAAGTCAGCATCTGTTGCAGATCTGTTTGAGAAATTTCCACCTGTTAAAGTTGGGTGAGCAGTGGATGCTAATGCAACCCCGTCTCCACCAAAATTAGCAGCGTTTGTTGAAAATGCATTGTTAAGGATATTAGCACCCTTAACTTGCTTAGTATTAGCCATCGAACGGGCTAGTGCTTTTGTGTATCTAGCACTGACTCTGTCGTAAAGGTTATCCTCTACAGCTTCTTCAGTGATAGCGAAAGCAAGAGCAATGGTTTCGTTAGTGTATCTCGCAGTGAAAGATTCTTGCGCAGTATCATAATTAATACTTGCACCTTCATTTTTCACAGGAGCTCCAGCGAACCCACCTAACATTACTTCTTCTTCAAAAGCTCTGTCTGAACTTTCTTGGTCGAAGATTTCTGCTGCTTCGTTCTCATAGCGTTTGTATTCTAAGCCAAAGAGAGCATTTAAACCCGGCTCTAATTCTTTGGCTAACTGGGATCTTGAAATAGCCATATATTATATCCCCGCTAAGTTAGTGTAGGCATGATCGTTAATTCTAACAACCAAATCTACGTTTGTTAAACCAGCAGTATTGTCAGGATCTTGAACTATTCCAATAACTCTTAACTGCTCATCTGAAGCTGTTAATGCTGAAAAGTCGAGTTCCATTGTACTCATACCATTAGTTGTGTTGCCATTTGCGTTACCTACCATAGGTGCATTGGCTCCTACTGATGTTTGATCAGCAGCACCGTCCGCTTGAACGATGAATAGTTGGTCTGGATCATCATAAACTTTAATTTCCGCATCTACTGCGCCTTGCGTTGCAGTTGAAGCTGGCCAGAAGTTTTTCCAAACTGGTTTTCCAGTTGAATCAGTGTAACTTACACCTGCAGCAATTCCTACTATTTTAGCACTATTTGATTTAGCGTCTACCGCTTTTTCAATAGTTCCACTAGCATTTAATTGTACAGCCATGCCATTAAAGATGTTTGATGCGTAACCAGAAGCAACTTTATAAGTAGAGAATCCAGCTGATTCATACTTGTTTCCAAGCATTTTCACAGGCACGCATCCTCTAGGCGCATCTACATTTGCCATAATTTACTCCTTTTCTAGAGGCATCAATATTCCGACCAATTCAGAATTATTGAGAACCCCCAAATGTTACTTTTGAGCTCCTATTTTTAGTAATAGGCATGCTCGGGTGCTCGTCTTTTAAAACCTCATTGTCAATAGCTTCTTGTGTCTCTTTTGACTTTCTCTCAAAATATTCATTTCGAGATTTAGCCAATTCAACAGGAATTTTAGCTAATAACAAACCTCCAACTCCTATTACACCTTTATATTTACCTTCAGCCAACGAAGGATATTTTAATTTATCCTCTGCTGATAATTCATCATCTCTGACTAGTTCGTACCCCTCTCTCAACCTTGATGTAATATTTTTATCATCAGGCTGACCTTGGAGTGACTCCCTAAGCCAACGATACTTGAACCCTTCCGGTGGTTCAGGTGCATCTAGTTGTCTCGGCGGGGACCATACCGTTTTACGAGCTTCAATGTCCCTAGTTTCAGCGTGTCGGGTAGTTTTTTTAAGTTTTACGTTTTCCATGTTTTACTCCTTCACGAATTTTGCGTATTCATCTAATGGCACACCAAGCTTTTTAGCTATAGCTACTTGTGATGGTGTGAGCTTCACAGTGCGGCGCCCAGTTTTATTTCCAACACGAGTATTAGCGCCAGCAACAGTCTGAGCGACCTTATTGCTAGCTATACTTGTGTTAGAATTCGTTTGTCCTATCTTATCAGGAAAATACCCCTTTAGTCTAGTGTCAATTTCATTATAGTAATCATCTGACTCAGGATCCATTCCTTCATTAACTAAAGTAGTATGAATGCCCCATGTAGCATAGGTCATTGCTTGATCTTTTCCTTCTCCTTGACCGAACCATTGATTACGTTGAGCCCATTGAAGAGCTTTTTGGCTTGGTTGAGGAGCTTGTTGTTGTTGGACTTGCTGTTGTACTTGTTGAGGAGCTCCTTGAGAAACAATTTCCTCTTTAGGGGCTACATCTTTTTTATTTTTAGCAGCAACTACTCTTTGTTTATGAACAGCATTCTCTGCTAATTTAGCTTGAGCTTCTGCAACAGCGTCAAAATCTTGTTTTTGATGAGCTTCTGATAAAGCTCTTTTTAAAGCCATTTCAGTAGCATCTACTCTTTGAGCAACTTCCTCAATATAAGTATCATCTAAACTTGTAAATTTCTTTTGAAGTTCATCATTTTTTTTCTTTGCACTTTCAGCGAACTCAAGTGCTGCTTTTTTCTGACGTTCTTCTTCTCTCCATTTTTTTGTTAAATCATTTATTCTTTTTTTAACACCTGAAGAATATTCTTCATGTTCTGAAGATTCTGGAGTTTCTTCTTGTGTTTCAACAGGAGTACTTTGGTTTTCCTCTGTTTGTTCTTCTTTTACTTCAACATCTACCGGATTTCCAGTATCCTCAATAGGTATTGTTTTTTCTTCACTTAATGATGGTTGTGCTTCTGGCATGACTATCTCCTCATGTTAGTTTGTTAGCGGTGATAAGACATCTTCAGGTTTCTTTACAATGCCCATAACTTCGTCATCATTAAGTATCCTTAGTTCTCCACCGTCGATTTTAATTCTTGCTCCAGCATATCTACCGAAGAGTATCCAATCTTTCTCTTTACACCATGGACCAGTAGGAAATTTTATCTTATCTAAATAGCATAAATCTCCAACTTTCATTACCAACCCAACATTTGTAGTCCATTGACTTTCTTCAACAACTTTATCTGTTAGTAATACTCCACCTTTAGTTTTTTCTTTAATTTTTAAAGGCATTACAACTATTCTCCAACCACAAGGATCAGGTAGTTTTTCTAGTTCTGTTCTGGTATCTTTTTTCTCTTTATTCTTTTTTTCTAAGGCAAAAACTTTTGTAGGGATTACATTAGTTTTATTCATCGTCATCTAGCTCCTGTTTTTTTAGCAGGTTCGTGAGTTCCTGATCTATTTTATTCCAAGCATGAAGTTGTCCTAACACATACTTATATGTGATAAGTTCCTTCACATCTCCTGTTATAACTTGAGTTAGCTGCTCTTGTCTAGTCTTTATTTCTTTTCTTAGTCTTTCAACTAAAATGATCACTGGATCAGGCATAATTTTTCCTTATTTTTTTAATTAATTTATCATTAGATAATCCTCCGTTTTTAAAACTAGGAAAATCGTCTGATATTTTTATCTTTGTAACTTTTAAAGGTTTATATTTTAAACCTTGTGGTAATGGACCTCTTAGTGGAGGAGGACCAAATCTTTTTCCAGGTAATTTCATGCTTCAACAGAAGCCATTAAATCACTTAAAGCTTTTGCCCTGTTAGGGGTTTGCTTATTCCATCTCGAATCGAGCATCTCAATACTTGCATCTTTAAATTGTTTAAGTTTAACATAATCAAATGTTTTTTTAAACTTGGAGACTCCACCAGGGCCAAGTTGAAAAATCATTTCTGTATAAATGTCCCTTAATAATTCAGGAGGATCATAACTTAAATCACACATAAACATTTTTTCACATAATAATTGTGCGTGTTCTAAATCGTGATGAAATACCTTTTCTAATTCTTCTCTAGAGTATTCTACTCCTTCTTCAAAATTATCAGATTCAGTTACCTTATGACCAAAACCAATTGTGGCAAAACCTAGGGTATCTTTATAAATTTTATTAACGAACCCTTCATGTTCCATGACTCTTTCTGCTAAATTAGGCATACTTTGTTTCCTTTCTTCTATCTTCCATTACAAGACCACAACCTTTTGCAACCCCTTTTGGATTTTTAGAATTTTTTCTAAGTTGTGAAAGATTTACACCATCTTTCGCATTAATGGAACTACCATATTCCTTAGACCATTTTTTTGCAATTTCTGGTTCATTAGCCCAAAGATATTTTCTTTGTTTCTCTGATTTAAATGGCATTATTTTTTCTTAATTAATCCCATTGCACCTTTTCCGGCCTTGATGCCGAAGCTCGCTGAGCAGGCAATATATAATAAATGTTTATAATAATCCGGAAGCTGCTGCAGGGCTACAAACCCAGCTTCTATATGTACAGTCATTCCTGGAAAAAATACAAGTGTTGCCGGAGCCAAAAGACAAATTAAAATTAGCTCATCTTTCCACGAGCCTTTCATTTGATCCACTTCACTTTCCCGGCTATTTGATCTTGTTTGAGTTTAGTAGCTGCTTTAACTTCTGTAACTTTAAGTTCAGCTTTAGCCTTTTTGGTCTCGACGAAGCCACGGACCGTGTCTGCGGCGACGCCGAGTAAGGGTTTTGCTAAGAGTTGCCAGACCATAGTCTAGGCGGCTCCACCTGTCATCGCACTGATGACCCAAAGAACTATAATGGCTACAATAGCGGCCTTTATCCAGTCCTTCATTTTCCATTCCGACCATTCTTTAATATGGCCCCATAGATCTTTTATTAAATTCATATAACCTCCTTAGTTAATGAATAGTTAAATCGAAGTCCGCTTCGAATTCAACAGTCTTTTCTAGCTCATGTTCACAATTATTGCAATCACAACTAGTACAGCTTCCCCCGTTCGTATGGTGGCAAGCATGTCCACAGTGTTGACAAATATTATCCGAAAAATTTAATTCCTTTGGTTGCTGCACCTACTCCTCGCATTGTTTTGTTAGGCTTTTTGACGTTTGTTGCAACATCAATACCATCTACTGATGGTCCGGGATGAATTTTACCCCCGTGCATATAACCTTTTTTTTCTTTATTGGAAGGTCGTCCAACTTTTTTTCCGTATGTTCCTGGTCCGTGCATATTTACTCCTAGTGTAACGTTGGTTTAACCAAATTAATTTGAAAAACATCCTCAAGTTGCTTTTCAAAGACAGTTTCTGCTATTTGTCCCTTTAAAGCATGATCTATATAGATAGCTTTAACAACAGCTAGCATAGCCGAAGCCATAATTAATTTATCTTCGCTCGTTTTAGCATATTGCTCAACATGCGCAGCGAAATCATTTATACCCTGACTTAATTTAGCATCATTTTCAGAATAAGACATTACTTTTTTCTCATTTTTGATTGTTTTAGATTAACACCGGCTCTCATAGCAGCAATTTCAGCGTCTTGATTCAGTTTTTTCTGATCAATTTCAGTCTTTTGATCTAATTTATCACGATCTATCTCTAATTTTTCTTTGTCATAGAGTGCCTTACGTTGTGCATCTTGCTCTTTTATGTCAATTTCTTGTTGTTTTAAGTTAATTAGTGGATCTTCTCCAGTTCCTTCTAAATATTCTTGTTCTTCTGCTACAATTTCTTCAGTTATGGTTGATTCTACTTCTGCAATTTCACTTTCCAGTCTAACTTGCATCTCTTTTTGTAGTTCAGGAGGTAATTGTTGTCCACCTAACTGTTGTTGAAGTTGTTCTAACTCTTGTTTGTTCTTTTCCATCACTTGTTGTCTTGCCATGAATGAAATATGCTCACTAATATGAGATTGTAAAGCTGCCATAGCAATTAAACTTTGTCGAACCAAACTAGAGGACATAAAAGCTCTATGTGCTTTTATATGTGCCTCATGATTTTGTTCTGGATAAGCAGTTAATGGTTTAGATTTTAATGCTTCTGAATTTTCTTTTGCAGGATCCACAGGTCCAGGTTTAGGTGGAGGTGGTAATACTGCATCAATATTATTAACTCCAAGTGCTTGATACATTCTTCTATAAGCTTCATAAATATTATGAATTCCAGGATTAGCTCCTGTTAATTGTAATTGTGCTTGTGCCAACTGAATACGTTGAGACATAGAAAATATATTTGGATCACTTACCGGTATAACATCAACACGATCATCAAAATCTGTTTGTTTAATATTTCTTTGTCCACCAACTACATTGTAAGGATATTCTGGCGGTAAATACTGTTGAAATACTTTTGCTAATAATTTAAATTCTACTTTTTGTGCATAGTGTAATCTTTTATGTATAGCACTCATAACTTTAGTGCCTTGTTCAATCATAGCCATTGTAGTTCCTACAGGATTAGCTTGATTAGAATCAGCTATCTTCGCATCTGCAACAGACGCAAATCTTTTTCCTGCATCCACACAAAAACCTAAAAGTAAAAATAAAGTTTGTGATGGTTCTTTGTAAGGTAATGGTAATAACCCTGCTCTTAGATCACCAGATGGTGCATCTACATCCCTGAATTCTCCGGGTTGGATTGGGTTATCGTCGTCTGCAACTCGCAACCCTCTTGCTTTAAAACCTGCAGGGAGATTGGACAACGTACCAGCATCAATGAGTTGACGGAGGGCTGACGTAGCTGTCCTGGAGAGACCCCCGAGCATGTGTATAAGACCAAAGCCATAAAAACCAAGACCAGGGAGAAACTTATAATGTACAAAATATTGTATCTTTTTACGCAGCTGATCATCTTCTCTAAAATTTCTATATATTGATAAAACTTTTCCTGAACCTTCATCTACAGTAACAACGTAAGGTAATCTTATACCTGTTGCGTCTCCTGTTTCCAAATTCCTATCTTCGAATCCGGGTATGTCTAAATCACAATGAAACTCTAATAAAGTATATTCATTATCATCTTCTTCACCATAAGTAGTAGAACTAATACCTTGTATGTTTTGATATTCTTGTTGTATTTGATCATCATCAATTAAGGAAGGTCTAATTTCTACATCTCTATAAAAACCTCCTACCTGATTTTTTCTAACTTCATTATATGATTGTTTAACTATATGAGTAACTCTTTGAGTTGATTCTAAATCGGTTGCATAAAAAGGAACTATTAAATCTTCTACAGGAATAAAAGAAGCTTTAGCTCTTTGTTCCTGAGCATCAAAATAAACTTTTTTAAATGCAGAACCAGCTAACCCTAAATGAAATAATAATTGATCCATATCCGGATCGTATTCTTCCATAATAGTAGTAATCTGATAATTCATGTAATCTTTTACTCTGTTGGCTTGTTGTTCACTTTCTTCATTTTGTTCTCCAACTATATTACATTTTACCGGACCACCTGCTGGTAGTAATTCTTTATAAGCTTGCGCTTGAAATTGTGTTGCTGATTCAGCAAGTAATGGATGAGTAACTCCACTAGCTCCTTGAAAAGGTCTAGCTCGTTCTTCATATTTAAATCCTAATAATTTAATACCATCAACATAAGATCTTTCCCAATCTTGTCTTGATGATTTATCATCTTCATAATAAGCCCTTAGGCTATCTGACATTTTACCTAATTCATCTTCTCCAACTACTTCTGCTAAATTACCATCAAAAGGTAATTGCGGTTGTTCTTCCATTTCATTAATTAGTGCTCCCCCATCATCAGTTAATTCTACATTAATTTCTGATTGCTCAGCGGCTACACCAAGAGGATCTAACTCCCCTGGAGCCATATTTGGTAATGCTTTATCTATTGCCATTATAATGTTCCTATCATTTCATCTATATCAGGTAATTTAGAACCTACTCTACCACCATCTGCGTGCTGTGGTAAACCTATTTTTCTTATTATATCTATTGACTCACTAAAATCAACATAAGGTAATCCTGATACTTCCATTTTTGATTTATCAAAAGAAGTATTAACAAGATCAGGAGCACCAGATTTATACCCTTGATAATTACTTGGATCAAATTGTAATGTAAAATTCATATCTTCTCCTACACCCGATACTTTTATTTTAGCTTTATCTGGATCAATTCCTAATTTTATTGCACGAGCAACTAAATCTTTATTTAAATCTTCTGCAGCTTCTACCATAAGTTTATTATATATTGTTTTATATCCTATAATATCTTTCGCATTAGCTGATTCATACACACCTACAATCTCACCAGGGTTCCATGATACATTGGTCTTACCTTCTGATATTGCTTTTTCAATATGTGATTTTAAAACATTCTTAACCCAATCTTTTTGTTTTTTAAATGGATAATCTTGAGAACCTTCTTCATATCGTTTTCTTCGTAATTTTGCGTTCTTTGATATATCTGCATACGAACCAGAAAATTTAACTTCATCAGGAAATACTCGGGCTAAAAATTCTTCTACAGGTAATCCTGTGCTTTGTGTTATTTCTGCTTTAATAGCAGTAAACGCATCTACTCCTGCAAAAGGTCCTTCTGTTACTTTACCTCCTTGAGCATTATCTAATATTTCTTTAATTTTAGATTGAACTCTTGAAGTAGAAGATTCAGGCATATTTTGTGCGGATCTAGGTAATTCATCCATATTTGCAAGACGTTCAATTAATGATTTTTGTCCCTCTTCTCCTGTTGACATTTTACGAGACCAGAATTTATCATAATTACCAAAAGCAGAATCTCCTACTTCTAATTTTGATATTCTTTGTGCATTTAAGAAGTTTGGATTTCTAGCTTTTCCTAATTCTTTTTTAGAAGCTGTGGTAAGTCCACTTAAAAATTCATTTGCTTCATCAATCATCTTTTGATTAACAGTTCCGTAGTTATCTAATATAGCTCGTTTTACATTTTGTTGTTGGGATTTCTTTAAACTTTTAAAAGGAACTTGAAATAAATCATTTGATACTTGGTCTAGTTTAACATCAAATCCTGTAGGCTGTGGTTTCTTCTTTTGATTAGCCCATTCTAATTTAGTTTTTGCATCAGCAAATATTTGTGCATCATCTTCAGTACCAAAACTTTTCTTTGGAACTTTTCTTTTTGTTCTTGTATTTATTACTTCCCAGATAGGATTATCTGCTGTCCCTGATTTAAGTTGTATTTCAAACATATCAGGAACCATGGTTTCTGCAGGCATATTAATTGGATCAGTATCAAACTTATATAATTTATGATCTGCTGTAAATTGATTCCACGCATCATCTAATGCTTTATCTGCTTGTGGTTTTAATTTTTTTTCTGCATTTTCTAGTATATTAATACCTTCTAAATCTTCCGGGCTTCTATAAGATTTTGTTGCACGGTGAACATCACTTTGTGCCTCCATAATATTTTCTGTAACTCTACCATCAGTAGTTGTTTTATCTATAGATCTACTCCAAGAAACAGCATTCGGTGAACTTGGGTGTCCCGTGTTATGTGCTTCATGACGAGAGGCTTGTCCTTTCTGAGGAGTGAAACCTTGTTCAATAATACTATAATCTTCCGTCCTGGTCCCTGGCCACCCGGTATCTTTAAAACTACTACTTAATCGTGGATTAACATTAAGACGTTTAAATCTATCTACTAACCCATTCATTTTTTGTGCTTCTGTATAAAGTAAATTAATATTAGGATTTTTTGCTTTCTTTAAAATGTTAGGTAAAATTTGTTTTGTGTACTTGTCTATAATAAGACTTGGATTTTCAGTTCCTTTAAATGTTCTTTTACTTGTTCCTCCTGCTAGTACTTCTAATTCGTCTATCATGCTTTGAACAGCCATTTTATATTCTTGTAAAACACGACCTGTTTTTCCTGTAGCTGTAACAGGAATGTTAGCTAATTCAGATTTAGCTGCAGATACTACTTGTCTTGTAGCATCAGGAGTAATTTCTGTTCCTACTTTAGCAGCTCCTGTAAGATTACCTAATTGATCAGCCCCTACAAACTCACTATATCCTCTTTTAATTTGATTATTTCTACCTAGTAATTCTTGAGTAAGATTTAAAAATTGTACTGCATCAATTGTTTCATCTCCGCCTTCTTCAATAAGTTTACCTATTTGGAAAGACATTCCGTTGTCTTTCATTTCAGTTTTTAAATTAGCTCCGTCTGCATCTTCTAATTCTTTTTTCCACTTACTTAATTTTTTCTTTGATTTAGAAGCACTACCTGAATATTTAGTTTGAACATACTCATCAACTTTACTCCATCTTGGGGCTATATAAGTATCTAATGAATTAGCTCTCTCTACTTCTTTTGGATCTAATTTTGGTTTTTCAATTTGAATTTCTGGTTCAGCTATTGTTTTTGTTTCTGTTCTTTTTGGAGTAACTTCTATTGTCTCTTCTACAGCTTCATCTACTTTAGAAAGAGGAGTAACTATTTCTTCATCTGCTAATTTAGATACTTCACTTATTGGTGTTTTTGTTGCCTTAGATGCTTTGGAAGCACCAGTTAGCATTTTACCTAGAGTATAAGGAGCTGTTAATACTGCTGTAGGAGGACCTGTGTAATAACCAATCTTCTCACCGAACTCATCCATACTAAGTCCAGATATTTTTTCATCTGCTAAATTAGGTCTTGGAATCTTTCCTCTAAATTCACCCATATATTTAGTGAAAGCAGGAGCATCTAAAAGAGCTTGAAACTTATCACTAAAAGGAGAATAGTCTGGAGATGATTTAGAAATGTTTCTTTTATCAAGATTAGCTATTTGGTCTGTAGGAAAAGTTTGCATCTGTAAACCTTTTTTAGTGGCTTCAAATAAACCCATTCCTAATTCACCTATTCCTTCAGCCGAACCTGCAAGATAGTTAATAAAACCATCAGGCATATTGAATAGTCCATCTTTAAAGATTTCAAATTGAGTAGCGTCCCCGTAATATTTTTTTCCTTCTTCAAGAGCCTTGGCTCTTGCTGCTTCTATATATTCTTCTTTAACAGGAAACTTTCCTTGATCCCCGTATAAACTTTCATAACTTGGGAACTGTCCCATTTGAAATTGATTAATGTCATAAGGATCATAATCATTAAGTCTGCTACCATCATTAAATTTAAGTGTTCCACCATCTGCGTAAGTATTTTTACCATCTCCTTTTTTTAAAAGTTCTAAAGCATTTTTTAAATTAGGATATTTTTTCATTGCAGAAGGTCTACCTTCCATTTCTGCTTTAATATTATATTCATCAATAATTTGATTTAATTTATCATAAAAAGGAATAGATTGTCCTATTTGACCATACTTAGATAATCCTTGTCCTCCTATTCCAACAAGTTTTTCTTCTAATTTTTTAACTTTAAAATCAATTCCATCAAGAATATCTTGATTAGGATTAGGTTTAGATAATTCTTCTGCTTCTATATTTTCTAGTTTTCTAATTTCTTTTTCTATTTCTGGTTGAATTTGAGTATTAACTACATCAAGATCAATATTAATAAAAGAAGCATCTCCTCCTTTATCTGCAAAAGATTGTAATGCATTTTCTTTTCTAACTATACCTCTTTCAAAATCATGGGCCATGTTTAATTTAACATTTTCTCCAAATACTTCTTGTAAGAAAGGTCTTATGTTATGAGGATTGTCAGGAAGAACTTCTCCTTGTCCTTGGTTTAAATTCATTAGTTTGTATCTAACATCATCCTTTGCTTTAAATTTAATAAATTGATCTTTTAATTCACTAGGACCAGACTTATCACTTAAACTATTAAAACCTCCAGGGAAAAATTCTTCAAAAGTTTCTAAGGCTTCTTCATAATCTCCACTCCTAATAGCAGCATTGCCTCCTCTCATTCCACTTAAAACATAATATAAAAATCTAGATTTTTCTTTTTGGGTTCCAATTGTATCTCCTTGAGCTCCGGGGAATAGATCTTTATTTTGTGATACAAAACCACGAAATTTAATATCCATTCTTGGTTGACCTTTTGCTACAGTGTAATTTTCTGTTATTCTCTCAGATCCAAATTTACCAGGACCTGATAAATATTTTTTTACTTCTGGAACAGCTTCTAAAAAAGGTTTCATATGTAATGAATGTGTACCAGCATATTCAAAAGCATTAGTATTAGAAAAAAGAGTAGGATATTTTTTAGTAGCTTCTTCTAATAGTTGCTGATGAGTAAATCCTGTTATACTGTTAGGGTCATCTTTTTTATTTTTTGCTTCAATTTCTTGTGCAACTTCTAAAAGTTTTTGTCCTTTTAATAAACTTGTTTCCTTTGATATTCTTGTTCTTTCAATATTAGCAGGATTAATTTTACTTACTGCTGATTTATCTCTGTACTTTAAATAAATATCATAATTTTCTTTAGTAACTTGCTTATTTTTTAATGCTTGTTCTAAAAATCTTTGGACAACTGAACCTCTTATAGCTTTATCTACACCATATTTATCAACAACATCTGATATGGTTTTCTTAATAATGTCTCTTTCAGGACCTACTGTCGTGCTAATAATTTTTCCATCTTTATCTTTAATAAAATAATCATCTAATGTTTCAAAGACTTCCTCTGTCATTTCAGGAGTTATTTTAGGTTTCTGTCCTGCCATGGTTAAAATAGTAGGTAATTCTATCTCCGGTATTGGAGATCCTGTATGTGTTGGTAATTCAATTGGAGGTATTGGCTCCCCTGTGTTTCGAGGTATATCTTCTGGATCTATTGGTTTAAATCCTCCACCAGGAATTAAATCTTCTTTTGTTAATGGTGGATTTATTGGAGTTGATAAAATGTTTTTTTTCTTCCATTCTTCTAAAGATTCTTCTTCTGGTAGATCTGGACCAGACACCCAACCTTCTGGTGTCCATTGCATTGCTTTGTTAATCATTCCATCTACACCAGCATATTGACCTTCTTCTGCAGCTTTTTTAATTCCGGCAGATTGTGCCGCTGCTGCTTTGTTTCTTCTTGCTTCATCTAAGGCTGCTTGTCGTTCTTTTCTTTTTCTCTCTACTTCCTCAGGATCGGAACTTAAATCACCTGCGTTTTCTACGCCGGGAATACCTTCGGCTATGTTGTTTGCCATATTCCATTTTTCCCAATCAAGTTCAGCTTGACCTGCTCCAGAACTAGTAATTAAATTACTAAGTAAAGGAACTCTTGTGCCAATAAACTTTGATGCGGGACCAATAAACTTTGATACCTTACCAAGACGTCTTAAAATATCATCTAAATCTATAGATGGTCCAGGGGCCATGGTTGCCGAACCAGACGCAAATCTAGGTACACCACCATTCTTTTTATCATCAACCAAACTTAGAGGGGGATATAAAATTTTTATGATTTCATCATATTCATCTTTTGTAATATCACCTCGTTCCAATTGTATATCAGCTTTCTTTTTACCTATCTGTAAAAATAAACTACTAATTCCTATAGGTCTGCCGAGTCTTTCATCATCCATTAGTAATATCTCTCCTCGCTCCCGTAATCAGGAACAGTTGGTTCTTCGTAATAATCATCAGGTAATGTAACAAAATTTCCTTGGCGAAAACGTAACACAGCTTGGGTGGTTGAGTCAACATAATCATCGTTATCACCAAAAGGGAAGGCAGCACATTCCTCAATGACTTCTTGCGCCCACCTCTTATCGGGAACCCAAATTTGGCCTGCCTCAAATACCGGTGCTACAGCGTTTACTCTTACATGTTTATCATTTCCTTTGCTCGGTGTAAAGTTCGTAACTGGAATTCCTATCTGTCTTAGTTCATGGGTCAGGGGTAATCCAGATGCTTTAGCCTCAATGATTACTGTCTCCGGTTCAAACTCTTTATACTTCTCTAATGCTTTCCTCTTTAGTTCAGGAAACTCCCATCTACCTTTAACTGCATCAAGTAAAATCAAATAAACTTTCCCGTCTGCTTCAGATGTAAATACACCCCATGTAGTTATTGCACTATAGTCTGCTGTTTCTTTTTTAGAATATGCCGTATCATAACTTTGTATAATATGTTGTATGTTAGTGGGCGGGGAGTCAGGTTCCCATTTTTGCCACCATTCTCTTTTGATTATAGATCCTTCTTCTGAAGTGGGTGCCTGTTGCCATTGTGCTTGCCACTTCTGTTCATTCAGTGACGCTTTAACGGAGAGCAGTTCATCCTTCTTCCAATACTCAGGCCATATAGGATTACCAGACTTTGGAAAGATTGCCGGAAATTCTATAATGTCCCATTGATCTGCTTTAACTTCTTTTTGTGCTCCTACTAATCTTCCTGTCAAATCTTTGGTAGACCACCTTGTCATGACAATAACAATGATACCACCGGGTTGAAGTCTTTGTCTCGGACCTGATGTATACCACTCATAAGCATTATCGAACGCCGTCTCAGATAATGCATCTTGCTCGGAATGAGGATCATCAATTATTAATAGATCTGCACCACGACCTGTGATTGCACCTCCAACACCTGTTGCGAAATATTCTCCTCCTTTATTAGTCTCCCATCTACCTGCTGCTTTAGAATCTTGTGATAGTTCAACGTCCTTGAATATTCTTTGATAATCTTCGTGATCCATCAGGTTTCTTACTTTCCTTCCGAAGCGGAAGGCTAGTTCGCCAGTGTGTGTCGCTTGTATGATCTTGGTTTTTGGTGCATGGCCCATGATCCATGCTGGAAGTAAATAGGATGCAAACTCAGACTTCGTGTGCCTTGGTGGCATGTTCACGATTAAACGTTTCAATTTTTTATCTTTTATTAGCTGAAATTTTTCTGCAATTTTTTGATGATGGTATCCTGAAATAAACTCAGGCCATACGGCCTTAACAAAATCCAAAAAATTTTCTTTTGCTTTAGTAGCAGTATCTAATTCTTTATGTCGAAGTTCTAACTTCAACATTAAGGCTTTTGCTTCTTCAGGATTTGTGGTGTCGAAATCCAAAGACATTCCTAGTATGTACAATTTTTTTTAAAATTTTTCAACCAACTTGTTTTTGGTAGTGAAGGGGGTGAGTCTGACTGTGCAAAACTCAGACTAAAGGTCAACGCTCCTAATGTAACGGTAGGAACGGGATAAAGGGCGTAGAATCGTTGGGATTATAAACGAAATATATGTAGGGACTCCAAGTGCTTTGGACTACTAGATATAGTATGTATTAGTATGATGACTGTAATAACCTGAAGCCATCTCGCTTCCAGGCTGCTGCATCCTGGCTGCTGCAGGTGAAGTTGCCTGGATTGAAACCGAGCCAGTTAAATATAAGAAAAGAAATTAAATAAAGGCGAGGAAGTAAGGGGATTTCAAACCCCCTTACTGAAATAGATTATCTGTTTATATTGAAGTTGTTAGCTAATTCTTGGGCTAACTTTATACCATACGCACTAACTTGTGGTATGTCTTTATTTTGTAGTATGAATTCAAATATACTACTATCTAAATAACTAGCCAACATCTGCCAATTAACTTGTTCTTGACCATTCTCTACTGTTTCAATTAGTGAGTCTGGTCTAACTTGACCAACAGCATTAGCTTGTCTTAATATGTCTAAATAATTATCTGGCATTAGACACCTTCAACATTCTAACTAATTCACTATCAACATTATTAGCACTACCACTAACATTTTTAATAGTCATGCTAGTTGAAGTTTTATAAGGGATAGGAAGTTTTTTAGAAGTTAATAGTTTTTTAACTTCTGATTGGTTAAGTATATCTCTTTGACTTTGAGATATAGCGAAAGTATCGTTGCCAAATTCAAAGACAAAGTTTTTCTTATCACTTACTAACTTATGATTATTTACTATTTCAGTAAATTCATTCTTTAGTTGAGATACTAACTTATCAATACTATTCTTAATGTCTAAAGCAGTTCTGTACTCAACAAGTACATTGATTGCTTGTGCATTTAATTTAGATTTTTTAGTCATAATAACCTCTTTCTAAATGGTTAAATCAATTAACTATTAATTGATAACTAACTAAACAACATCTTATAACAAATTGCAACAACTAAATTTCATTAAATTCACAGGTCTAAACATACAGCCCACTTCCTTAAACCTCATTGTCGCTTAAATATGAGATAAAAATTTTGGCAGTTTTTGGTAAAACCCACTTTCAAACCCATTCTATATAAATTCCACAGGAACTTCGGTTGGATCGGTCCAGCCGTCAATAGTATAACAATAGATTTATAAAAAGGGCGTAAAACCTCGCAGATTTCAAATGCCTCAGGAAGCCATTAGCTCCGATCCATGCTTCGAATCGAATGGAATGGCAGAAAACTGGGAAAAAATACTTGACAGAACTCGGTCCGGCCGGCCATCCAATCATATAAAGATCTATTTATATATAAGGCGAGGAAATCAAGGTATTTCGTCAATCCATTGGACGATATCAGGAGCCGCGGTG